AATAAACTCCATCTCTCTTGTTTCTGTATCAAAGATGTGAAATCCTCGTGGATCATCATAATCATTCCAAGTGATTTCGTATGGAGCTCCAAGATAATGTATATTACCTTTACTGGATTTATGATGATAATGACCAGATGCTACCAACTCATATCCTTTAAATACATCTTTTGCAATACCAGATTCGGCTACATAATTTTTATACATGGCAAAACCTTCTACTTCCAAATGACCAAATGCAATCTGTGCTTTAGATTTTTTAATAAACTCCATTGTCCTATCATGGTTATCAGAATTTATCCAAGGGATCAAATCAATAATTGTACCATCAAGAGATATTGTTTCAGCTTCTGGATACACCTCAATATTATCATAATGTCCATACAATAAATATGAGCTATTCACACTATTGGTATTTCGATAATATGTAGAATGATTCCCTACAATAGAATGTACTTTAATATTTCGTCTAGCTAATTCATCAAAATAAAACTTGCGTACTTTATCCAGTATCGCAAAATTGACATACTTTCGGCGATCAAAGGTATCACCCAAATCAATTACTGTATGAATATTATTTTCTTTTAAGTATGGAAAGAACTGATTGGTATAAAAAGTTTCTATATAATTATTGAAAGAATTGCTATCACTCTTACCACCAAAATGCTGATCCGTTATCAAAACTACTTTCACTTATATTTAATCTCCCACTTATGATGACATCTTGTACATTCAAAAACTTGTATTGCTTTTCCATCAGGTCCTCGTTCTACATCAAAACCACAATTTGTAAATGCGTGGTCTGGTTCATGCTCTATACATCTTGGACATTCTTGCATTGCCATGATATTATAATCAATATCAGGATTTTCTTGCATGACAAATGTTTCTCTCAGATGTGTATTATGAGGTTGGTTTTGTTCGTCTGTACTGCTCATTCCACATCTCCTTTATAATATTAAAAATTATAAACTTTAAGTTTTTATATTCTCGCAATCTCCGTAAAGTATATGGAAGCCAATCTGTACCAAATGGAACATATAGTCTAACACAATATCCGTGTTCTTTCAAGGAAGAACATAGATCACGCCGTATTCCATATAACATCTCTACAAATAAATCATCTTTGGATATATTAAATTTGTTTAAATAACCAAGTATATCATCTAACAACTTCTCATCATGTGTGCCTATAGCTGGTATTGGCCATGTAGATAACTTGTAATGATAATATGAACGACATCTATCTGATACCAATCGTAAAGCCTGTTTCAAAAATGTATCATGTAATAAATCTTTTCTCTTATATGCTTTTGTAATATGTTCTTTGTATGCACCCTTTACCAATCTAACAGATACACCATGATACATCATATCAGTTAAATCTTTTTCTGTTCTGTATAAGTTAGATTGAAGTGCAATACCAATATTGGGAAATTGTTTCCTCAACTTAACTGCTAAATCAATCGTATCTTGTGTAACGGATGAATCTTCCATATCCAATCGTACAGTCATTCCATAAAGATAAGATTTATGTACAATTTCATTCAATCGTGCATAACATTTCTTTTTATCTAATAACAAACCAAGTTGTGTGGGTTTGATAGAAATATCTAATGGATAGTTAATCAATTCATAATATTGAATAATATCACAATACTGGTCTAAAGCCTTATCACAATCTTCTTCAGTCTTACTAATCTCACCAAGATAATCAATCGTTATATCATAACCATCAGTAATAAGCTGACTGATTACAGGTATGGCAGAGTCAAAATCATGTCCAGCAATAAATCTTTTCGCCAATGGATATAAAAGTTTCATCTCATAAATTTTTCAAGATTCTTTGCTTTATTTTTTTTCTTCTGTGATTTATAAGGAGATTCAGCATACTTCTCATGTGTGTGCAGGTACTCTATATATGTAGTAACTTGTTTTTGTTGATCTTCACCAGCTGCACTTACTTGTTGTAAAATACCAGATCGTTCTACATACAAATACTTCAAATGCATCTGTTTCTTTTCTTTCTGGATTCTACGAACAAACGCATGATGAATGATTTGTGTAAAATAAGAAAATGGGTTATGAGATTTTTCTGGATCAAAATTGTGTGCATACAATAAACAATTTTCTATGCCATCACTCACTAGATCATCACGAAACGTATAGTTGATAAAATTTGGTTTCCATGCCAAGTTCTCTGAAATCTTGAGAAAACACTCTGCCATATAATCTGTACTAGGTGGATCAGGATCTTCTACTTGTCTTGCATCCAATACCCATTGTTTCCACTTCTTCATTTCTTTAAAAAACTTTTCATTATCTACATAATGTTTTGGATTAGCCATTACTTCACTCCTGTTGAACCAAGACCACCGCCTCGATCATCATCTTTATTTAACTCATATACTTCTTCAATTTTTGCTTGAGTCATGGGTTTAATAACCAATTGTGCAATACGATCACCCTTCTTTACTTCATATGCCCAATGATTATGATTCATCAATATAACTTTAAGTTCATCACGATAACCAGAATCAATAGTGCCAGGTGAATTTAAAACTTGTAATCCATGCTTAGCAGCTAATCCAGATCGTGTACGAATTTGTCCCTCATATCCAAATGGTATAATAATGTAAAGACCTGTTCCAATTGTTGTCCAATTAAAAGCACGAACTGACACATCTTCGTTTGAACGAATATCCAATCCAGCATCACCTTCATTCTGATACTCTGGTAATGGATTATCAGTTTCTCTGTAAATTTTAATTTTCATAGCTCAATTCCTATAGGTGTATGTTCTGTAGAACCAACAGAATATTCTGTTTCAACAACAGCTGGTCTGTTTATCTTGTAAGATTGTATTTTCTTACATTGTTCACATTCATAATATCCATACCATTGATGATGACTAATACCTTCAGCTACCTGCTTGCAAGTATTCATCTGGCAATTCGGACACTTCCTCTTCGTTTTCATAATCGTGTACCACCCTTTTTAATTCATTTCTAATTTGAAACTTTTTCCAAATTCGTTTCTGTCGTTTTTTACTTTTGGACTTATCCGTTGACATTTTTCTGTATGTCTTACCCACTTCTCTATCTCCTATTTATATGGTTACTTGTTTAAAGTTATAGTCAAACTTTTCATCTGTATAAATTTTTACTCTTTCTTTCCAATGCTTCAATCCATAATTATCTCGTTTCTTCCAATGTAAATCATCAACTATATCATATAATACTGCTTGATTGTTCTTGTCATCTAGTCTCAAAACTCTACCAATAGATTGCAAATTTCTAATCTTGGCCTTGTACGGGTGTGCAAATATTAATGATTGTAAATTCTTTATATTTACACCTGTCGATAAAACACCAGATGATGCTACAATGATTGAATCTTTCTCATCCTCTGTAATACTACGAACTGCTTCTCTTTCTTCTACATCAGTTTCACCTGCTATAAAAAAGACCGATCGTGTACCAGCTTTCTTTTCCAACATCTTCTTTAATACTTTACCATGTTTCTCTACATAATTAAACAGTATGAGTGTATTGCCTTTTTGATCCAATGCAAGATTACAGATAAATTTATTTCGTCTATTATGTTCAACAATGAAATCTATTTCTTCTTTATATGTTGCTTTCTTGACTGTCTCTCTCTCAACATCTGGATACTGCATCAATAAACATTGTATCTTTAATTCAGAAATATGTTTATCTTTCATCAACTGTTTAGATGTTACAGCCTTATAGACTTTACCAAACAACCCTTCCAGTACAAGTTGATGTGTCTTGGATTCAGTCAATGTTCCAGTAGTACCAAATCTGTATCGACAACTAATCATCTTTTCCAAGATACCTTTCAACGAAACTGCACTACACAAGTGAGCTTCATCACCAACCACCAAACCAAACTGTTTAAAGAAAGGAACTCCAAGTCTAAACAACGATTGCCAAGTTGAAATTACAATTTGTTTCTGTGTTTTCTTATCTCTACCAGAATAAATCATATGACATTGACTCTCACCATCCCACTTATCATGTGATGAATAATCCAGAAAATCATTATACATTTGTGTTACTAGATTTGTGGTTGGCACCAATATCAACATCTTGTCATTTTTCTCACCCTGACCTTCATCCAGAAAATGTTGATGCCATCTTATTAATGCATAGATAACCAGACTCTTTCCAGATGATGTTGGAGATAGTAACAGAGCTCTCTCTTTCTTCACACAATGTTTGAAAGATTCTATCTGGTAATCTCTCGGTATGATTGGTTTGTTTTTACAATGTAGATTTAGTGATTTAAAGAAGTCGCTGATGTTCTCATCAGACAACCCTGAGGTAGGTGTAATACTTACTATATCACTTTTAACTGGATACAATCTTTGCAAAGCAAACTTCATAAGATGATCGTATAGTCCAGTATAAAGTTGTTGTGTCTTTATATTGAATAAACGAATCTTACCATCCCATATCTTGTTTCGATACTGTGGCATGAATTGAAAGCCAGGGACTTGAAATGCGAAAAATTCGTTAAGCTCTTGTGCGATGTGTCTTTCACAAGAAATCATCAAAAATGTTTCATTTAATTTTCCAACAGTAATCATAACTAAAAAGCACCACCCATAAACTTTTGATGGTCAAGTGCGTTCTTTATATTAAAAGATTTATTCTGCATAACCTTTCCAGCTTCAACAACCAACTTTAATTTTTCAGTTTGTAATATGATTCTATCTTGCAGATTACACAACTTGGAATCTGCCTCTAAAAAAGTATTAACATCTGATTTTAAAACTTTGTGATCGAATGGTTCTTTCTCATATTCTTCATCTGAAGATTTGCCCATGTAATACATCCACCTATTTAACTTCATTATATTATATTCTCTTTCAAGATACCTCAAAGTGACTGCTTCATCATATGCCATTTGTTGATACTTAACTGCTTGTTCTGGAATTTTGAGAGATTCAGTATCGAGCTGAGTATGGTCAATAGACCTATCTTTCTCAAGCATATCTTTTATATCTTCAATTTTCATACATATACTATAACATATCTAAATTGGAAATACAAGGAAAAATATCATGTAAATTTTTCAATATTAAACATTCCTTTAAAATTGAATGTAGCATCTACAATAATAGGTTCAAGGGCCGAAACAGATGTATCAAATTGCACGGAACTTAGAGAGGTTGGAAAGCAGTCATTGAAAGTAACTTTATAATTGGGATTTGATTTATTAGTATGTAATATAATATTCACATCTGAAAACATACTTGAATATTGAGAAGCTTCTGATTCAGGTTTTAATGTTTTAAATTGTTCATAATCTCTCGGAAAACCGAGAGCGGTTAACCAAGAATATATCTCTGTATAATTCTGCATATCTTCATCTAATATAAAACTAAGATTCATGGCTTCAAAAGATAGTGTATCACCTTCAACTGGTAAATTCAGAAATGGCATAGGTTGAAAAGTATCACCAAGAATTACAGCAGGAATATTAACTCTTTGACAAAAGTATTCAATAGTAGGTAATCGTGCAAATGCAATTTCAAAATTGACTATATTAAGCTGATTAATATTACTTGGCTGCGTAGCGATAAGTGTGGTCATTATTTATTCTCTGTAAGTATATCTACATCTTTAGGAATTTCTGTAAGCATTTCTACTTGTTCCACATCTTCTTCTTTTATATCTTCAATCTCAACATCTTCACGCATTGACAATTTACGTTTATACCATAACTGAGCTTCTTTAAGTTTTTCTTTGATTTCCATTATTTTTCTCCATTAAAGCTTAAGACAAGGGAACAAGACAAAGTTAATTATCTTGTTCCCTTTTATATTCAAAAACAGAATATATTCATTCTGTATAAGTATTTATAATACTTGAACCAACCGACATACATACTATAACATAAAGAAAACCCCAATGCAAGGAAAAAGTTGATAAAAATTAACTAATTCATTGAGCAGGGCATCCATACATTTTCATGTTTATGATAGTGAATATTACCATCACATCCAAACCATTCAGAAGCCTTTAATGCTTCTTCTGCTGTATTATATGTATGATTTAAAAGGTCTTAAGATAGAACAACACCTTCAGGTGGAGGATTTCTGCCTCCCCA